CTTACGATTAGGTAGTAGAATTATAGGTAAGTGTATGATGGGTTCAACTAGTAACTCATTAGACAAAGGTGGTGATAACTTTAAAAAACTATATAATGACTCAAATGTTACACAACGAAACGCGAATGGACAAACTCGCTCTGGATTATATAGCTTGTTCATACCTATGGAATGGAATTACGAAGGATACATTGATTCTTATGGCTTACCTGTCTTCCAAACACCAGACAAACCTATTAAAGGACCACAAGGTGAAATTATAGATTTAGGTGTAATAGAATATTGGGACAATGAGGTAGAAGGATTAAAGCAAGATCAAGATGCTTTAAATGAATTTTATAGACAATTTCCACGTACTGAAAAGCATGCTTTTAGAGATGAATCAAAAGAATCTTTATTTAATTTAACTAAAATTTATGAACAAATAGATTTTAATGAAGATTTAAAAAATTCTATAAATATAACATGCGGTAATTTTATGTGGAAAGATGGTATACAAGATGGTAAAGTTTTGTTTATGCCAAATAAAAACGGTAGGTTTTTAATAACTTGGGTTCCGCCTGTTAATATGCAAAACGCTGTAATAACAAAAGGAGGTATTAAATATCCTCTAAATGAAAGTTTAGGAGCGTTTGGATGTGACCCTTATGATATATCAGGTACTGTAGACAAAAGAGGTTCAAAAGGATCTTTACACGGTCTTACTAAGTTTTCAATGACAGACACTCCGCCAAATCATTTCTTTTTAGAATATATAGCTAGGCCACAAACTGCTGAAATATTTTTTGAAGACGTACTTATGGCTTGTGTATTTTATGGTATGCCAATATTAGCAGAAAATAATAAACCTAGACTTTTGTATCATTTTAAAAGAAGAGGTTATAGAGGCTTTTCAATGAATAGGCCAGATAAAAAAAGAAACAAACTTTCAGTTACAGAAAAAGAATTAGGTGGTATACCAAACTCTAGCGAAGACATAAAACAAGCCCACGCAGCTGCTATTGAGTCTTACATAGAAGATTTTGTAGGGTTAAAAGAAAGTGGATATGGTGATGTTTATTTTCAAAGAACACTCGAAGATTGGGCTAAATTTAATATAAATAACAGAACTAAGCATGATGCTTCTATTAGCTCTGGATTAGCTTTAATGGCTTGTAACAAGCATAGATACGCACCAAGTGTGCCTATTAGTTTAAAAGCTGTTGATTTGGGAATAAAAAAATACGATAATAGAGGGAATACATCAAAAATAATAAGTTAATGAATATATATACTAATACTAGAAGTGCATTTCCTAGCCAAGTAGTTAGTGACCAAGAAAAATCAAGTATTGAATACGGTAAACAAGTAGCACAAGCTATAGAAGGCGAATGGTTTAGTCAAGGTAGAACTACAGGTAATAGGTATATAACTAATTGGAACAACTTTAATCAATTAAGACTTTACGCAAGAGGTGAACAAAGCGTTCAAAAATACAAAGATGAATTATCTATTAATGGTGATTTGTCTTATCTTAATTTAGACTGGACACCTGTTCCTATTTTATCTAAGTTTGTAGACATAGTCGTAAACGGTATATCACAAAAATCTTATGATGTAAAAGCATACGCTCAAGATCCAGAGTCAGTTAGAAAAAGAACTGATTACGCTACTAAATTATATGAAGATATGATATCAAAAGAATATCTTTTAAATTTAGAACAAACATTAGGTATAAATGCTTATCAATCTCCAAACAAAGATGTAATACCTGAGACACCAGAGGATTTAGAGCTACACATGCAGTTGAGTTATAAGCAGTCTATAGAAATTGCACAAGAAGAATCTATATCTTCTGTAATGGCTCAAAATAAATATGATCTTACTAGAAGAAGATTAAACATGGATCTTGCGGTTTGTGGTATAGCAGCTGTTAAAACTGATTTTAATATTGCCAACGGTGTTACTATTGATTATGTTGATCCTGCTTATATGGTCTACTCTTATACAGAAGATCCAAACTTTGAAGATATATATTATGTTGGAGAAGTTAAATCATTAACTATACCAGAGTTAAAAAAAGAATTTCCGGGTATACCTGAAGAAGAATTAAAAATAATTCAAAATACACCAGGTAATAAATCATATATAACTGGTTACGGTAATTATGATAATAATACTGTTCAAGTTCTTTATTTTGATTATAAAACATATCACAATCAGGTTTTTAAAATAAAACAAACAGATCAAGGGTTAATGAAGGCTATTGAAAAGCCCGACACATTTAATCCACCTGAAAATGACAACTTTGAAAGAGTATCAAGATCAATAGAAGTTTTATATAGTGGTGCTAAAGTTTTAGGAACTAATATAATGCTTAATTGGGAATTATGTAAAAATATGACTAGGCCTTATGCTGATACAACTAAGGTTAAAATGAATTATGCTATTTGTGCACCAAGAATATATAAAGGTAGAATAGAGTCATTAGTAAGTAGATGTACTGGTTTTGCTGATATGATACAGCTTACACATTTAAAATTACAGCAAGTAATATCTCGCATGGTGCCAGATGGTGTGTATTTAGATATGGACGGACTTGCTGAAGTCGATCTTGGTAACGGTACTAACTACAATCCTGCGGAAGCATTAAACATGTATTTTCAAACGGGTTCTGTTGTTGGTAGATCACTTACACAAGACGGTGAAATGAACGCAGGTAGAGTACCTATTCAAGAATTACAAAGTGGAAGCGGAAATGCTAAAATAGCTAGCTTAATTCAAACGTATCAATATTATTTACAAATGATACGTGATGTGACCGGTCTAAACGAAGCTAGAGACGGTAGCTTGCCTGATCGCAACACGTTAGTTGGATTACAAAAACTAGCTGCAAACGCGTCTAACACAGCTACTAAACATATATTACAGTCTAGCTTATATTTAACTCTTAGAATATCAGAAAACGTAGCGCTTAGAGTAGCAGATGCATTAGAGTTTCCTCTTACAAAAAGCTCTTTACAGAACTCTATATCAACTTATAACATTAAAACGTTAGAGGAAATAGTGAACTTAAACCTTCATGACTTTGGTATATTTTTAGAATTAGAACCAGACGAAGAAGAACAAGCACAGTTAGAGCAAAACATACAAGCAGCGATACAGCAAGGTGGGATAAATCTTGAGGATGCTATAGACTTAAGACAAATAAAAAATCTTAAGCTTGCTAATCAAATGCTTAAAGTTAAGCGTAAAGCTAAGCAAAAGCAAGACACGCAAATACAACAGTCTAATATACAGGCTCAAGCTGATGCTCAAGCTTCAACTGCTGAAAAAACAGCTATGGCTGAAGTACAAAAGCAAGAAGCTATAACAGGAAGTAAAGTTCAGTTTGAGCAGTCTAAAAATCAAATGGAAATAGAGCGCATGCAAGTACAAAATGAACTTGAAATGCAAAAAATGCAAAGAAGATTTGAGTTTGATATGCAATTAAAGCAAATGGATATGCAAGCTGTTGGAGCAAAGGAAAAAATGATAGAAGACAGAAAAGATAAGCGTATAAAAATGGAGGGTACGCAGCAAAGTGAAATGATAACACAAAGAAATGTAGATGGACCTCCAATAGATTTTGAACAAAATGTAGACGTAGATATGAACGCGTTTGCTTAATTTTTATTTAATTATTTAATTATATTATATTATGTCAGAAGTAAAAACAAATGAACCTGTTAAACAGGAAGGTGACTTTAAGTTAAAAACTAAAAAGAAAACACCAAAAAAATTAAACGAAACTAAGGATAATGTTACTAAAATTAATATTAATCCTAAAGAACCTTTAGTTAACGTTGAAAGCAATATAACTAAAGTAGAAATTAAAAAAGAAGACGATGCCATTCAAATCGGAGAAACAAAGAAGGTATCTGTGGAAAAACCATCCGGAGATAGCGCAGAGGTGGGAAAACCTGTACAAGAGTCCAACGAGACTACTGAAGGGTTTCATCCGATCCAAGAAATAACAGAAGCTGAAGTTAAACAAGTTAAAGCAGAAGTTAAAGAAGCTATAAGAGATGAAAAAATATTAGGCAAAAAGTTGCCAGAAAATATTGAAAAGCTAGTTTCTTTTATGGAAGAAACTGGTGGTACAATAGAAGATTATACCCGTTTAAATGCTGACTACAGCAACGTAGACGATAAAACTCTTTTAAAAGAGTATTATAAAAAAAATAAACCTTATTTAGATAATTCAGATGTTGAACTTTTACTAGAAGATTTTGACTATGACGAAGACATCGACGAAGATAAGGATATACGCAAAAAGAAACTTGCGTTTAAAGAAGAAGTTGCAAAAGCCAAAAACTTTTTAGAAGAAACCAAGAGTAAATATTACGACGAAATCAAGTTGAGACCCGGCGTAACTCAGGAACAACAAAAAGCAATGGACTTTTTCAATCGATATAATAAGGAGCAAGAACAAGCTGAGCAACAGCATCAAATGTTTAAAGATAATACAAAAAAGCTTTTCAGTGATGATTTCAAAGGTTTTGATATCAATGTTGGTGAAAAAAGATATAAGTATAATATTCAAAACAAAGATAAAGTTGCAGAAAACCAGTCTAATATAACAAACCTCGTAGGGAAGTTCCTAGACGAAAATGGAAATGTTAAAGACGTTAATGGTTATCACAAAGCTATTTATGCTGCTGAAAACGTAGATAAGATTGCAGCTCATTTTTATGAGCAAGGAAAAGCTGACGCTGTAAAAGACGTTGTAAACAAATCAAAAAACTTGAGTGATACTAAAGCTAGAACTTCTCAAGGAGATGTGTTTATTGGCGGAATGAAAGTTAGAGCTATTTCAGGCGCTGATTCTACAAAACTTAAAATAAAAACTAAAAAATTTAACTAATAAAAATTATTAATTATGAGTTTAACTCCTCAATTTGGGAGCATTATCCCATCGCAAAAGCAACAAGCCCTTGATACAAACTTTTTGAAGTTTGACGAAGGCGATAACGATTTTGCACAACAATATCTACCAGAGATTTACGAACAAGAAGTAGAGCGTTATGGAAACAGAACGTTATCTGGATTTTTAAGAATGGTTGGCGCTGAAATGCCAATGACATCTGATCAAGTTATTTGGTCTGAGCAAAACCGTCTACATATTGCATATGATGACGTAGCTGCAAACCTTGGAACTGCTTCGCACTTAGACTTAACAACAGTTAACGGAACTACTGTAGTTAATGTTATTTCTATTAATGACACAATTGTTATTATGGATGTAGTTAGCGGAACAGAAGCTAAAGGTATAGTAACTGATGTACCTACTGTTAATGGTGGTACTTTAGGTAACGCTGCACATATCGCTGTTCAACTTTACACTGGTTCTGATGTACAAAGTGTGTTTGCTTCATCTACAACTTTGAAAATATTTGTATATGGATCTGACTATACTAAAGGAACTACAATTGGAACTGGAGCTGGTAATTCAGCTACTAGAGTTTCTGTAACTCCTCAGTTTACACAGTTTTCTAACTCACCAGTTATTATCCGTAGCCAGTATGTAATTAGTGGTTCTGATATGGCTCAAATAGGTTGGGTTGAAGTTGCTACTGAAGACGGTGCATCTGGATACCTATGGTATTTAAAAGCTGAATCTGAAACTCGTTTACGTTTTGAAGATTACTTAGAAATGTCAATGGTAGAAGGTGAATTAAACACTAATGCCGGCGCTGGAAATTACCAAGCTAGCAAACTACCTGGAACACAAGGTTTATTCGCTGCTATAGAAGATCGTGGTAATGTTAACGTTGGATTTACTGCTGCTGCAGGTTTAACTCAGTTTGATGAAATTTTGAAAAACTTAGATACTCAAGGTGCTATTGAAGAAAACATGCTTTTCTTACAAAGACAAACAGCTCTTGATTTCGACGATATGTTATCTCAAATTTCAACAGGCGCTGAAGGTGGTACTGCATTTGGATTATTTGAAAACTCTGCAGAAATGGCATTAAACTTAGGTTTTAGCGGTTTCAGAAGAGGATCTTATGATTTCTACAAAACAGACTGGAAATACTTAAATGACGCTTCTACACGTGGCGCTATTGACGGTGTTAATTCTATTGAAGGTGTATTAGTACCTGCTGGAACTTCTACTGTTTATGACCAAATTTTAGGTACAAACATTAGACGACCATTCTTACACGTACGTTATAGAGCTTCTCAAGGAGACGACAGACGTATGAAGTCTTGGTTAACTGGTTCTGCTGGTGGTGCGTTTACATCTACTTTAGATGCTATGGAAGTAAACTTCCTATCTGAAAGATGTTTAGTAACACAAGCTGCTAATAACTTTGTATTATTCAAAGGAATCTAATAATGATTCAAACTTAATAATATCCCCGTCTTCGGGCGGGGTATTATTTTATTAACTATTTAATTTTATTATATTATGGCTAAAAAAGCTAAAGCAGTAGAAACTGTTGAGGTTGCACCTCAAGAAACTATTGTACAAGAAGTACAAGTAAAAAAACAAGTTAAACCAACAAAACCTAGTTGGGAAATTAAAGATAGAGTTTATTATTTAAAAGGTAATAAAAATCCTTTAACATTAACAATACCTAGTAGACATACTAGAAAACACTCTCTTTTGTATTTTGATAAAGAATCAGGAGTTCAAAAAGAAATAAGATATGCTACAAATCAAGATTCACCATTTGTAGATGAGCAGAAAGGTGAAGCAACTCTTGGTCATATTATGTTTAAAAAAGGATCATTACACGTTTCTAAAAATAAGCAAAATTTACAAAAGCTATTATCTTTATATCACCCTTTAAAAGGTAGAATGTATGAAGAATTTAGCGCAGTTGCTGAAGCAGAAGACGAACTAGATGTTTTAGATCTTCAAATAGATGCTTTAAACGCGGCTAGGAATATGGATATAGATCAAGCTGAAGCTATATTAAGAGTTGAACTAGGATCAAAAGTTAACTCTATGAGTTCCAAAGAACTTAGAAGAGACTTACTATTGTTTGCTAGAAAAAATCCAGTTTTATTTATAAATTTAGCAAATGATGACAATGTTCAACTTAGAAACATTGCTATTAGAGCTACTGAGGCTGGAATAATTAAACTTTCTCAAGATCAAAGAACATTTAAATGGGGCTCTAATGATAGAAAACTAATGAACGTTCCTTTTGATGAAAACCCTTACTCAGCATTTGCTGCATTCTTAAAAACAGATGAAGGTGTTGAGATCTATAAATCTATAGATAAAAAACTATAAAAACAAGTGATACTAATATATAGGCGGTTTCGGCCGCCTTTTTAGTATATAAAAAATATAAAATGGCAGTAAACGTAAACACAGTATATACAACAGTCTTGTACATATTAAACAAAGAACAAAGAGGTTATGTAACACCTTCTGAGTTTAATAGTATTGCCGATCTTGTACAAAAAGAAATATTTAATTCTTATTTTCCTGACGGAAATCAAGTTAATAGACAAAACCAAAATAATACACAAAACGATACTGAGTTTTTTAATATGTATAAAGATATAGCATATAAGTTATATCCTTTTGAAGAAGAAATAATATTTTCTTACGATAGCAATAATGATGTTTTTTACAATGCCACATCTTCTGAAATATATAAAATAGGTGAAGTCATAACTACATACGACGGCCAGCCTCAATATTCTTCAATTACACAGTTGGCTAGTAAAAAAGATTTTGATAAAATTATAAGATCTAAGCTAACAACTCCTACTAAACAATATCCTTTATTTATAACAACAAATGCTGTACCTACAGGACTTACAGATTCAGAACTTGTTTTAAAAGTAACTCCATCACCTACTACAAATGGAAATGTTAAAGTTAATTGCTTATTAAACCCAATATCGCCACAATGGAATTATGCTGTTGGAAGTTTGGGTCAATATGTTTATAATCCCGTGACTTCAATAAATTTTCAGTTAGATATTTCAGAGCAAACAAACTTAATTATAAATACATTAAAGTATTTTGGTGTTGTAATTAATGATCCTACAATAATAGAAGTTGCTGCTCAAGAAGCTCAAGCTGTTGAAATAAATCAAAAATCTTAGTAAATTATGGCATTGACAACAGAAACTAATCAACAATATTATCAAGGAGCTCAACCTTTTTTAATACCTGCAACTGGAACTAACCAAGAGTTTACAACCACTTTTAATACAGATTTAGTTTTTGGTTCATTTGATCCTACAAACGTAGATTATGCTTTAAATAATTTTAAATTATATACAAGCGCTACAGGTTTGCCAGGTAGTTTTACAGAATATACTAATACTTATACGGTAACAAATAACACTATAAAAGTAGCTAATTCTTTAACTATAAATCATTATTTAGTTGTTCAGTTAAAATCGTTAAGTGGCGGTAATTATGGCAATCAAGATGCTTTTGGCCAAACTGTAGAAGAAAATTACGGAGGTTATGAATACATAAGTTTAAATGATGCTATAGATAACTTCATGGTTGGTTACGTTGGAGATGGTAAAATACTACAACAAGCAAAAAAATCTGATGTTTTATTTTTTGCTAAAAGATCATTGCAAGAATTTAGTTATGATACTTTAAAGAGCATACACTCTCAAGAACTAACGGTACCTCCATCTTTAAGCTTACCACTACCTCAAGACTACGTAAACTATGTAAGAGTTTCTAGAATTGATGAGTTAGGAATTAAAAGAATAATATACCCTGTAAATAATTTAACAATAAACCCATATAACAACCCTGTTCAAGATACAACTGGAGTTCCTACTCAAGATAATTTTGGCAACAACATTGAAGGCACATCTATTACGGAAGAAAGATGGGCTAAAGCAAATTTAGATTTACTTAATTTCAATCTGTTAGACAATTTTAATGATTTTGCTTATTGGTGGAACTTGTATGGTTTTGATGGTAATTTTAATACAGGAAGATTATATGGCTTAGATCCTCAAACTTCTCAAATAAACGGCTGGTTTAGCATGAACTATAGAGAGGGTAAAATATCTTTTTCAAACGAACTAGTAAACGAATTAATTGTATTAGAGTACATATCTGATGGGTTAGGCACTGACTTAGATACAAAGGTTCCCAAACTTGCAGAAGATGCTTTATATGCTTCTATACTTTACAATATAGTTTCTGTTAGAGCAAATCAAGATCCTAATAATATAATAAGACTTAAAAGAGATAGAAGCGCTAAATTAAGAAATGCCAAAATAAGATTATCTAACATAAAACTTGATGAAATAGCTCAAGTTATGAGAGGTAAATCTAAATGGATAAAACACTAAAATTTAATGGCAGAAGTTAAAAATAGTTTCATTAGGTCTAAAATGAATCAAGACCTTGATGATAGATTAATACCTAATGGTGAATATAGAGAAGCTTTTAATGTTTCTATTAATAAATCTATTGGAGAAAACGTTGGAACACTTCAGACTGTTTTAGGAAATAATTTAGTTGAAAATTTTTTTAATACTATAGCTAAACCTGGATTAGAAGTTATTGGCTTTTATGCAGATAATGTTACAGATTTTATATATTTGTTTTTAACTAATAATATTATAGAGCCTTATGTACCTGCTGGTGCTGTAGGTAAAAACACAACATATCCTAGTTCTCAAGATACATTATCTACTGGTGGACCTATAACATTAGACGCTGGTGGTACAGGTTATAATACAACTCCTGCAACAGGTGAAACAACTGCAATAACAGGAAGTGGAAGCGGTATGGTAGTTGATGTTGATGAAACAGGTGGTGTTATAACAAATGTTAGAATTATAAGATTTGGTAATGGCTATGCTTTAAATGATACTGTAAGAATATTAGGTGGTAACGCTAATGCGGTTATAAGCATCGACACATTGTTACCTAGTTGGGGAGCTATAGTTTCTTTTAATACTAAAAGCTTAACAACAAAAGTAATAGCACAAGGTGAATGGCTTAATTTTTCTACGTTATATCCTGTAATTGGAGTTAATTTATTAGAAGAGCTATTGTTTTTTACTGACAATAGAAATCAACCAAGAAAAGTAAATGTAAATAATCCAGAAGGGTATTATACAAAAGAAGATCAAATTTCTGTAGCTAAATATTATCCTTATGATACTATACAGCTTTATCAGCCTAGCCAATTAACCACAGCTGTTATAGCTAATGATACAACTTCAGCAGCTGTAAGTAATTCTACAACAATACCTTTAACTACTGGTTCTGCAGCTATTGGTATAAACCAAGGTTTAATTGGAGCAGAGGTTGGTCAAAACGTTTTTGTTACAGACGTAACTAATCTACCAACAAGCATAGAGGTTAATATACCACAAACGCTTTCAGCAGGAACTGCTCTACAATTTGTAAAGCCTGAAACAACAATGCAAGAGGCTATAAATGAAGATATAGGACCTTCTGCTACAGCTACCGTTGCTGGAGCTGTTACTGGTGTAACAGTTTTTGATGTTACACAAGCTAGTTTTTTAGGTAATATACCTATTGATGGTCAAACAATATTTTTACAGAATCCTTCAAGTGGTGCTTATTCAAGTTTAGGGGTAACAGTATCAAATTTTGCTTCAAGCGGTACTAATTTTACTATAACAGCTAGTGGAAATGTTACTTTAGCATTAGGAGATGTTGTTAAATTTGCTATAACAAATCCTTATTATGATGTTAATTTTGCAACTAAAGCTAATGTAGATTTTTTAAGAGATAAATTTGTTAGATTTTCATATAGATACAAGTTTGATGACGGTGAATATTCACTAATAGCGCCATTTACTCAACCTTGTTTTATACCGCAACAAGACGGTTATTTTTTAAGACAACAAATAGGTACAGAAACTGTAGATGACGAAGATAGAGCTTATCAAAGCACAGAAGTTGATTTCATGGAAAATAAAGTAAATAAAATACTTTTAAACATACCTCTTCCATATAAAGCACAAAATATAACATCAGATTTAAAAGCTACAGAAATAGACATACTTTATAAACAATCTGATCAAACTAGCATCAAAGTTGTTGAAACAATACCTATTATTGACAATGTTACAGGTAATGATCAATATTACCAGTATGAATATGGGTCTAAACCACCTTTTAAAACATTACCACAAAACGAAGTAACAAGAGTTTTTGATAAAGTTCCTGTAAAAGCTTTAGCTCAAGAAATTATAAGTAATAGAGTTGTTTATGGTAATTTTCAAAACAAACATACGCCTCCGGCATTTTTAAATTACTCATTAACAGCTAGTGCTAAAAATCCTTTTTTTACTAGTCAATATGAAAGTATTACAAAATCAAGCTCTGTAGAATATCCTAATGCTACTTTAAAACAAAATAGAACATATGAAGTTGGTGTAGTTTTATCTGATAGATTTGGTAGACAATCAACACCTGTTTTTTCAAGAACTAATTTAGCAGGAAGTCCTAGTTTTTTAGATTCAACAGTTTATTCTCCTTATAGAAATCAGTTTGATACACCTGTTATGTCTTCTTTTGATGGTAACTCAATTAAAGTTCAATTTAATGCTACTATAAACGGTAGTTATCAAGGTAGTCCTGGCTTATATAATGGAGATCCTGCATCACAAGATTACAATCCATTAGGTTGGTATTCTTATAAAGTTGTAGTTAAGCAAACTGAGCAAGATTATTACAATGCTTACGTGCCAACAGCTATGGCTGCATATCCATTAAATGACATTAAAGAGCTTGGAGCAACTTCTCACGTTGTTTTATATAATGATAATATAAATAAAATACCTAGAGATTTAAAAGAAGTAGGACCAACAGATAAGGAATACAGAAGTAATGTAAGACTTTTTGGAAGAGTAACAAATTTTTTAAGTGTTTCTGCGCCAGAAAATTTAGATACTAATCAACAATTTTATCCTGAATCTTTGGCTGATATAAGTAACACAATAGCTACTATAAAAGATTTATTTGATTATCAAGCTTTTGAAGATATAAATTTATCAGCTAATGAATATGTGTTTTATAATTTTGATTATGAGGTCGGTGGTACTACAGCTAGCAGTGCTTTTCCAGACGCAAGTGCTTTTGTAGCTAGAATAAATACACAAAAACAATTTGGAGCTCAAGTTCCTCAGACTGGAAGTACAGCAGGTAAATATAAAAATGGTCCATTTTTAAATGTTTATGAAGTAGAACCTACAGTTTCTTTGTTAGATATTTACTATGAAACAACTACAAGTGGTGTTATAGATGACTTAAATCAAGCAGTTAATGCAGGTGCAGGTGCTAATTCTTTTCATAGAATAGAAGAGTGGAATTGGTATTTAAGAGAAGATAATACGGGGACAACAGCAGTTAATTCATTTATACCTGTTAAATTTGATGGTACATCATTTGCGCCACCAGCAACTACAACTGGAGAAATATTAAGTATAATAGATGGTGCTGGAAATGAATCTAATCCAGAAAATCCTGGTGTTTTATATTATGATGCTGTTACGCCTGCAAATGGAATATTTAATATAGTAAATAACGGTAACGGTACTTTTAATATTACTTTAAATGCACCAGGTGGTAATGTAGGATTAGTATATAACGAGGTTGGCGAATTAGATCCAAATCAATATATTATTGAAATGAAGTTTAATCACCCTTCAGCTGAAGAAACTACTTTAGTGCAAGAAGGTTTTAGATGCCCATTGTCTAATGATTTACCTGAAATTACTAATTGTGCTGGACCTGTTACTATAGTTCCAAGTTTTCCACTTTTTGGTACAATGTATACATATACAGGTGTAAATGGCTCTAGCACTACAAGTTTAAACCAACTAGGTTTAACATATGAAATATCTCTAGTTACAGATGCAAACACTGGTGCTGATGTAACACAAGATAATTTATTTACAATAGTAGATGACTTAACATCTACAGGTGCAATAAATGGAAAACTTACATATGCTCAAGAAGTAGACAGACCTTCAGCTTATAATGTTACTGTTAAAATATATGATTTTGAAGGAGAAGAACCAATTGGATTAGGAGTTTGTACTATGAAGTATATTTTTGCTCAGTTTTCACCACCTTTAGATTTTAATCCTAGCACTAATAATGTGACTTCTAATTGTGTAGCAGGAGCAGCGCTTAACGGTTTACAAACATTAGAAGGCTTAGTAATTGTTCAAGGTGAAGATAAAAATATAACTGTAAAAACTCAATTAAATGGTAGTTCAGCAGGAGCATTGGTTAGCTGTACGGCTACTTTAGAAATATATAATAATAGTAGTGGATCTGGCATACCTGCTGTTCTTACACCTCCTTTTACTTCTGCTTCAGAAGTAGTTGCTGGTATTGAACCAGAACAAACATCTCCAGCATTTATTACAAAATCTGAAGGAGAATATTTTTATAGATTAACTGTTGTTACTAATCCAACAGTAGGACTTCCTGGTCAAGATTTTAATGCAAAAGCAACAGTAATAAGTGTTTAGGAATTTAATAATAAAATAAGTGATAATATAAATGGCAGCCATAGTAGAAGTTAAATATTTTAACAGCTTTGTTTTAAAAAAACAGCCAGAAAACGGAACAAATGATTTAATTTGGAACGGATCATTAGGTATACCCGGTGATTTAGGTGTATATGGTCCTGGTTTTAGAAGAAACAGTAATATAAACGAAGATAAAGCTTGGATTATAGAAGAAGCTAGAATAAGAGGCGGATATAACAATACATCTACTGATTACGGAGTTAGAGCTTATTTAGTTGAAGAAGAACCAAACGCTAGTATAAGATTTAATTCTATGATATACTCTGGTATATATAATTCTAGAACCAATATAAACCAAACTAACGTATTTAGTGTTGCTGAAGAAATAACTAAAAGTTTAGAACCTGCAAACGGTTCTATACAAAAGCTATACGCTGAAGACACTAATTTAATTATATTCCAAGAAATAAAAGTAAGTAAAGCTTTAATAGACAAAGATGCTATATATAGTGCTGAAGGTGGTGGATTACCTGTTAGCTCATTAAAAGTTGTTATAGGCCAAACAGTTCCTTTTGCGGGCAATTACGGCATAGGAACACATCCAGAGAGTTTTGCAGTTTATGGATATAACAAATATTTTGTAGATCCAAATCAGTCTGTTGTACTAAGATTAAGCGGTAATGGTATAGAGGAAATATCATCTACTGGTATGACTTCATTTTTTAGAAGACAAATAGTAAGAGTAGATTCACCTTCGTTTGGTAAAGGTAAACTCATAGGTAGTTGGGATATGTATAATAAAGAATATAATTTATCTATACAACCTTCTAGTGATAATACAGAATTTAAAACTCTTTCATATGACGAAAGAGCACAAGGTTGGATTAGTTTTTATAATTTTAAACCAAGTCAATCTTTTAGTGTAAAAAATAGACATTACACAACTACTGGTAGTAGTTTATACATACATGATTCTGCTACTGTTAATTATGGATCTTTTTACGGAGTAGATTATCCATCATCAGTTAAATTTATATTTAACCCTAATCCAAGTAACGAAAAAGTGTTTAACACAATTAATTACGAAGGATCTAATGGTTGGGAGGTTACACAACTTGAATCTGATAGAACTGGAGCAGGAACATCGCTTAATAGTTCTTCATTTGCTTTTGATCAAGCTAATTCAGTTTTAAGTTTTGTACAAGGAGCATATGATTCTGCAAATCCACCAAACACGGGAATATCAGCTACAGTTCAACCTATATTTAGAGCTGGGTTTGATAGAAAAGAAAACAAATATTGTGCAAATATAATTAACAATACTCAAGCGAACTTTGCTGCACAAGGTACAATACAAGGTGAAGTTGTATTTGGAAATCAAATATCTGGAATAAAAGGATTTTTTGGAGTTGTTACAATGCAGACTGATAGCGTGACAGATATTGGAGGTTTTAAAGAATTATTTGCAGTGTCATCTAACTACACTTTTTCAAGTGGTTATTAATAAAAATTAAAAATATGGGACTATTTGCATTAGGTGCAGGTTTAAAAGTAGCATCTGGAATATTCGCGTCAAGCGCTGCTAAAAAAAGAGCAAGAGCTTTGCGCAGAGCCTTAAAAAAAGAAACAGCTAAGCTTAATAGTTTAGAAGCTAGTAGACAGCAAATAACAAATCCTTATAGCGGTGTTACAGATGTGTCAGCGCTAGCTACGGATCTTTCTAGTAAAGTTACTAATCCTTTTGCTAATCTAGGCGTGGCTACAAAAGCAGCTGAAATACAAATGGAACAATCTGATATTGCACTAGCTAATACTTTAGATACGTTAAGAGCTACAGGTGCGGGAGCAGGTGGCGCTACTGCTTTAGCTCAAGCTGCTTTACAAAGTAAACAAAATGTTGCTGCTAGTATTGAAAGCCAAGAAGCTGCTAATGAGAAACTAAGAGCTCAAGGCCAACAAATGATGGAGCAACAGCAACTAGCTGACGCACAAAGAATACAATCAATTCAAGTTTCTGAAGCTGGTAGAACTCAACAGCTTATAGGTATGGGTGAAAACATACGTATGCAAGCTCAAGAAAATAGAGAGCAAGACAACATAAATTATCAAAGAAATAAAATAGCTGCTTTAACAGGCGCGAAACAATCAGCTCAAGCCGCTGCTTCTAATGCTCTTACAGGAGCTGTTGGTGGTCTTGGGGATTCAGTGATGTCTTTTGCTGCAGGAGCACTAGGAGGATAAGATATAACATATGGAAAATAAAAATATACAAACGAATTTATATCTAAAACAGCTTAATGAAAGCAATGCTTTAGGTTTTGATAAAAGATTTATAGCATCTAATTTTGATTTAGATTTTGATATATTAGGTAAGGCTTTTAGACCTACGGGTAAAATATACGCTAAATTAATGTCTAATATTGAAAACAATAAATGTAGTTCTCCAAATTGTGAATATGAATATAAGCAGCTAGAGTTTTTAAAAAATGCTCCACAAAATGCAATTGAGTTTTTAACTGAAGTTATATCTCAATTAGAAACAACAGAAGATTCTAATTTTGATCCTAATAACAACTACAAATATACAGTAGCTAATTCTGTAATAACTGAAAAACCAGGATTTTCTAAATCACAAGGCTATAATGTATTTATGAATATACTTGAAACTGGATCTTTAGAGTTAGTATTTATTGGACCTATGTTTGAAGAACCTTTAGTTATAAATAGCGTTGCTCTTAATACTTTGTCAGAAGCTGGTACTAGTATAGTCACAGAAACTCCAGATATAAATAAACTAATGATGGCTATACTTCCTCAAACAGGTTTATTTGAAGATAATTCTATACAAGAAAATGGTGAATTATCTCCTGTTGCTAGAATAACTGACGAGTTTGTAATGAAAAATCCAGATGGTTCTTTTGATTATGAAATAATAGAAATAGGTGGTGGTAAAGGTAGAAACATACTTAAGTTTGATATAGATAAAATAACTAGAAAATCAATGCCTTTTATTAATGCTGAAATTGCTGGTATTTTATCTCAAGAACAAGAAGCAATTGCACTTTGGAATGTTTATTTAGCAATGCAAACTAGCGTTGAAGAAGACGACCAAATGGTACAAAACGCAAATGCAGCTAGCAAAAGCTGGAGTTATGAAGAAGATTTACCTCTTTCTCAAGATAAAAAAGTTTTATTTGAAAATAAATTTGTAGAATATTTTATGAATAACTATTTAAAACAATTCATTACAGATAGATTACCTACTGTTCAAGAAGACGCAGCTGTGTTTGATTTATCAGAAGGCAGAACTGCTAAGGCTCAAAAATTTTTACAAGATAATAAATTAAGTTAAATTAAATGACATTAGAACAAAAAACTATAGAACTTCAGTCTGTTAGTCCACCGCTGACTAGAAATCAGATAATTGCTGAACTTGGAAAATGGCAAGCAGATCAATCAATGCAAGAAACTGAAGGTATTTTAACTAAAAAAGAAACACCTGAAGTTGTTGAAAATCAAAAACCGGTTGAAGAAGAAGGTGTTGAAAAAGAAGAGGTAATTGAAGAAGAGGGAAATCAAGAAGTTGTTGCGGAGGAACAGGATGCGACTGTAACAACTACACCGGAAAATGCATCCGAGGAAGAAGATACGGAATCTCCGTCGGAAGATGGTTCATCGGAATCACAAGAACCTGAAGAAGAAAGTTACCAAGTAATTCGTAAAAGATTTTTTGATACAGTTCAAAAACAAAAAAGTGAAACTAGTAGAAGAAAAGCTATAGATGATGCTGTAAAAAATGCTTATAAAGATGTAAACTCTGACGTTGAAATAGTAAACTCAGGCGAAGAAGTTGTAGATGGTGATTTTACTTACAAATATCAATCAGAAGTAGATGAAGATGGTAATTTAGATTTACA